TTACACCTACATCTCAATGGACCTGACTCAAGATGAAGAATTCTATTATTTGCCTTATGTCGCAGCCATTGAATCTGCTACTTTTAACGTCGATGTGGTTCGCTATCCTATGCAACCGACAACTCGGGTCAACTATTATGGCTCAGCAAGGGCAGATAACGTTCAATCCCTGCCTTTTAACTGGAACTTTAATCGTTGCCTTGGAGGCGGTAATTTAGCTGTCTATTTCAAGCCGCAGTCTGATTACACTATGAAAATGATGGTCAAGCTGTTTCTTGTTGATGTCACTTTAGACACGGATTTAACAGATATTAGCGAGTCTGTGCCTTATACTTTCATTAATAGCTCTAACCAAGGTTACGATACAGGCTATATTGAGTATCTGCGTTATGCTTTGGCGCGTTACATGTGTTCTGAATACGGTATTATGTTTAATCCAGAATCTGAGAAAATCTTCAGAACAATGGAGCGTGAATTGATGTATGTGTCACCACCAGACCTCACTAATGTCAAAGCTTCTATTTTAAATGCTAATAGAATCAATGGCTTGACATGGGCGCAGATCAACCTTGGGCGCGGATTCCAGCCTATGTAGATATTGCGCAATGCCCAAAAGCATTATAATATGGTGTTTTGTGCAATTCTGTTAAATGAAATGGAAATAATAAAAACGTGTAAAAAGCATGGTCCGCTGACTGCGGACCAGGTTTCTATTAGGGAAAGAAAAGATAGGGCGCCGGGTTCTGTGTATATTCGATGCAAGTTATGTCATCGGTCAAGCGCTAGTAGTGCAAGAAAAGAAGCTAGAAGATTATACAGAGAAGGATTAAGCGATCAAAAATATTCTTCCGATATTAAGGTTGCTGAAGATAGGAAATTAAATCCCGAAAAGTATAGGCAATGGGCCGCTAATCACAGGAAGAAACAAGGCTCTTTGCGTAATGTTGTGGAAATTTGTCGAAGAGCCGGGATTACTGTCGATCAATATCAAGAAATGTTAAGAAACCAAAATAATGTTTGTAAAATTTGTTTGAACCCGGAGACAAGAACATTTAAAGGCAAGCCGATGAATTTATGTTTGTCGCTTTGTCCTAAAACACGTAAAGCTAAAGCTTTTCTTTGTTCTGAGTGCAATATGGGTCTTGGTTTGTTTGAATACAATCCGGATATTATTCGCTCTGCGATTGCGTATTTAAAGAGATTTAAAAATGGAAATTAAGTTTTTTAAATGTGCGGTGCATGGGGAGATATCGATTGTTCGCGTGCCAGCTAATGGTCTATGGTTTAAATGTGCGGTGCATGGGGAGATATTTGGGGATGATGTTATTTATTCTAAGAATGGTCTCTACATTCATAAAAGGTGTAAGTCTTGTAGCAAAGAAAGGGCTCTTCTTCGAAGAATGGGTATAAAAAAAGAGCATAAAGAAGAATTATTGTTAAAACAAAATAATAAATGTGCTATTTGTAGTAAAAGAATAGAATTGGTTTTTTCGACAAAGGAAGATGATTGTATATTTGTAGATCACTGTCATGAGACAAATGCGATCAGAGGCCTTTTATGTCGTTCATGTAATTCAGGGATAGGGAAACTAAAAGATGATATTGCGTTGCTTGAAAAATGTATCGATTATCTGGAGTAAAAAATAATGATGCATCAATGCATGATTCACGGTCCGCTTATCGAGAGAAAGCATATTTTTTACAAAGTGGGTGATGGGTTAGCCATCCCTTCTTGCAAAGCGTGTTATTTAGAGTCTATTGCTCCTAAAGAAGTAAAAATAGAGAAGCCGAAAAGACGCCGTTAAAAGATTTGGGGCTATAATAGAATGAGTTGTTATAGTCCGAGATTTTCATGCTTACAAGAGGACCTAACTTTCAGACTGTGCCTTTAAATGTGGTGGGCAGTTCTACTTTTGGTCGCTATCCGAAGATATCGATTGAAAAGACTTACAATATGTTTCAATCGGACACGGCTTTGGTGCCTTATTCGGGTTATCAAGTGGCTATTTCTGCTGATAACTTTGGTTCTGCTCTTGAGGGTCGCGGCATTTATGCGAGCACAAAGCTCAATCGTATTGTTGTTGTGCAAGGTTCTGGTGTTTATTTAGTTAATATTAACTATCAACATTCTGATGACACAGTGACATCGTTTCAGGTGGCTAAAATAGGGACTTTAAGTACTCAGACGGGTGTTGTTTATATTGCGGAGAATAACAAGCCGCAGATTGGGATATCCGATGGAACATCGTTTTATCTTTACGATCCGCAGCTGAGCACAACCTTTCAAACGATTGCTTTGAACTTTAAGCCCGGTTATCTAACTTTCCATGACACCTATTTTATTCTAGCGGCTTCTAATGATGCGACTTATAGTCCTGTGGTGAATAACACATGGCGTCTTTCTGAGGCTAATGATGGAACATCTTGGCCCTCTACGGCTTCTTATGTAGGTCTTTTGCAAACGAAGCCTGATGATACACAAGCTGTTGTCAGGGTGCCATCGCGTGGGAACATGATCTTCGTTATGGGTAAAAACGTAACAGAAGCCTGGTTTGATACCGGAGCGCAATCGCTTTTTCCCTATCAAAGAAACACCCAATTCAACATTGATTACGGATGCATGAATCCGGCCACGGTGGCTTATATGGATAGCCTGGTAGTTTGGCTAGCAAGAAATGGAGATTCAGGTCCTATTATTTTGGCTTCTAATGGCGGAGAGCCTAAAAAGATTACGACGGACGGTATTGATTATCTTTTGGCGACTTTGCAGTATCCAGAAGATGCACAGGGATATTTATATAGACAAGACGGTCACCTGTTCTATCATATTAATTTCTATAGAGATAATTTGTCATTCTTTTATGATTTTAATACTGATAAGATTTATCAGGCGAGCGATCATCAAATGAACTATTTTATTGCCGCGCAGGTAGCCTTCTTTAAGAACCAGTATTACTTTGTTTCCCGTAATAATGGATGTCTTTATGCTTTAGATACAACGATTACGACTTATGATGATGTGGATTCGTTGGGGGCGGTGACGCAGGTGCAGATTCCGCGGATTAGGATTTGCAAGAACATTCGCGCAGTCAACCAATCCTATTCTATTATAAATGACTTAGGTTTAACGATAGAGTCTGGTCAAACCCCTTATGTTCAGCAAATATCTCCTGATGGTACCAATTCAGGTTATGGCGATTTGTCGCTACCGCGAGTGGATTTATCGATTTCTCGAGATGGGGGTGCGACTTTTGGTAATAGTATCGGACAATATTTGCGGGCCATAGGCTTGAGAAAGAACAAGCTGATGTTCTGGCGTTTAGGAGTGGCCAATGATGCTGTGGTGCAGCTGCGGTTTTGGAGCTGGGGTCGTGTTGTTGTTTTTGATGGAGAGGTGAATGTGAGATGACGATGGACAATGATTTTAGGCCTATATTCCCAAGCATGCCTCATGCATCGCCTGTGGTGGACGCTAATGGCAATTTTAACTCGATGTGGTTGATTGGCTTGTCTCAATTGTTTCAGGCCTTGCAGCGCAATTTCAAGAACGAAGGGATATTAGTACCTAGGCTGACACAAACCCAAATTGATGATATTGCGACTTCTTATGCGTCTTACGTGGGGTCGCCTTTGCCGCCAGGTGTGCAAGATATCTCAGGTCAGCTAGTCTTTGATATAACAAACAATGTGAGCAAGCAATTTGTTATTGCCTACGATAGTAGCAGTCCATATAACATATTGTCTGCACAGTGGAAAACATTACAATACGTTTAAGGAGCAATGATGGCTGGTGTATTAGATGATTTTTGGGGAATGATTTATTCCGATCCGGGGAAAATGTCCGATCCGTATTTAGATCGCATCCCTCAAGAAGCGGCCAAGTATTACGGCCGTTATGGGAATCCTACGGATATTTTAAACAATCCGGGTCAGGTGCAGAATGCAGATGCTGCGGGATATGTAGCTTCGCCTGGTTATGAGTTTAACAAGCAGCAGCAACTTGCGGCGGCGCAAAGGGCTGCATCGGCGGGCGGCATGGCAGGTAGTCCTCAACATGTGCAGCAAAACATGCAATTAGCTTCTGATTTAGCTGCGCAAGACTATAACAACTGGGCTAATCGCAATATGGATTACATGAAATATGGTTTTCATGCAGCGGATAAATTTGCTGATTTGAATACAAAGCGTTTAGGGCAGAAAGCTGAGTTTGCCTATAACAGAGCGAATGCTGAGAACGATCGTATGAATGCGCTTATTTCTATGCTTGTTAAAGCAATTGCTGGCGCGGCTGTCGGTGGGCCGACAGGAGCTGCAGCTTCTGTAGCTGGTCCCGATCTTTTTAACGTCATTAAAAATATGCAAACACCAGGAGGCTCGTAATGACATTTTTTAATGCACGTCCTTATACAACTTTGCCACATGATTTGTTTGAGCAATTCATCGAAGGCCAACGATTAGCTAGCAATTTGCAATCCATAAAAGCTCAGAATGAGGCTCTGGCTGCTCAAAATCGTTACAAATCGAATATGTTTAATGAGATGCTGCAACAGCAAATGCAACAACAGCAGCCTATGCATCAGCAAGAGCCTATGTATCAGCAAGAGTCTATGCCTATGCAGCAGCCTAGGCTTATGCAAGGGCGTAATATTTCTGCGGATCAGGCCCAAGACATGCTTTCCAGTGTTATGGCACAGCAAGGGCAACCTATGCAAGGGCAGCCTATGGAAATGCAACAGCCCATGATGCAAAGGCAGCAGCCTATGCCTATGCGGCCCAATTCGCAATACATTCAAAGAAAGCTGATTCAGAATCAGCTATTAGGCCTTGGCGACCCTAAACAAGAAACGATTGATGGTCAAAATTATCTTGTGTTTCCGGATGGAGAATATATTCCTGTTGGACCAGCAGCCCCAACTGAGCGTCAAAAAGAGTTTTCCAAGAAAGATGCAGAAAAGTATAACAAACTACAGGATGAATATAGCGGTTTATTAGAGACACAATCTGTTATAGAAGGTTTAACTCAATTAGCAGAGAATCCTTTATTAGATCGGTACCTATCTTCTTCAACTTCTTATCCCTTAAGGGCGGCAACTAATTTCTATAATCGCAGTACAGGCAAGGACGATAGAGCAGAGTATATCGCTCAGTTATCGGACCTAGGGAATCGATTGGTTAATGCAGCTGCCAAAGATTTTAAAGGAAGCTTTACCAATCAAGAATTAAACTTTTTAATATCGCAAAAACCTAATGCGAATGACACGCCTATACAGCTGCGAACAAAAGTGGCTAATTTACAGAAGTTTATGCAAGAAAAGATGAGCAAAACAGAGTACGCTTTAGACAGGATGCAAGAAGGTAAAAGCTACCGAGAAGCTATTAAAGAGTACATGTCTCAAAACAAACCTTCTCTGAACAATAATAAAAACTCTAAAACAGCTTCCGAGGAGCCTGTAGATGAGTCTACTTTAATCGCCCAGGCTATGCAAGGCGAAGGCCCGCAAGGTGGCAATCCTTCAAGACCATCCGCCACAAAAGGAACCACCTTATTAGATAGATTGCAGGCTATTAACGACCAAATACGGGCCCCAGCAAGAGGCGTTGCGCAATCCGCTTATGATGCGGTTAAGTCTGTGGGAAACCTTGTTCCAGAAGCTGTAGAATATACAACAGGTTATAACATGGGACGCATTCCTGAGCTTCAATTGATGAATCCTAATGCTCAAGGTCTTGAAGGTCTTTTACAGAATGTAGGATATTATGGGGCACCTTTGGCAGCGAATGTGAGCGCACTACCGATGGCTGCTGGTGCTATAGGAAAAGCTGCTCAGGCAGCTAACTTGGGTCCTAAAGCAGCAGCTTTGGCACAAGCACTTGGTATGGCTGGAGCAGGAGCCGCAGAGGGCTTTGCGCTAGGAGAAGGCAACAGAGGGCTTGGTGCTTTTCTAGGCGGATTGGTAGGAGCGGCCCCAGGGGTTTATAAGGGTGCAAAAAGCTATCTTAATGATTTTTCTTCAACTGGTGTCGGGAAAAGAGTAGCTGAATTTGTGCGATCGGGTGAGAAATTAATTGGCAAAAGAATCGAAAGCTCTTTACAAAAAACCTCAAAAGCGGGTGCAAAAGTAGAGCTGCCAAGCTCCCTGGTAGGAGAAATAAAAGGAAATAAATACCTTAAAAAACTAAACTCACGTTTTAAAGAACAGGTTGGCGATATTAAGCGTTTTATAGAAGATCCGAGCTTGCAAAATGCCCATGCAGCACAATCAGCCCTGGGAAACATACAAGGACGAGCCTCTCAACTATCTAAAAAACAATTTAAAAACCAAGATTTTAAAGATGCAGTGGATTACGCCGTTAAACTGCGCAATGAGATCAAGGCAGCCATGTCTAAATCTTTTGAGAGTGTTAAGATCAGCCCAGCGGAATATGAAGCAGCTTTAAGTGATTACAAAAAGCTTGCAGAATTATCAAAATCCCAACCGATTTTGGAAAGTTTAAAAAGTGAAAAATCTATGCTCGATTCTGATTACGCAAAGCTAGCAGACGCTATATTTAAAGATAGAGGATTGACGGAGCGCTCTCTTTCCGCAGGTGGCGCTGTTCAAGATGCCGCGCGCGTTAACGCTCTTAATAACTTACTTTCAAAGTATAAAGGCTTGGCTGGGTTTGGAACGGGAGTTTTAACTACAGGGGTTCTTGGTTATGGCGTCAATCAATTAACAAGAGGAGATTAACATGGCTATCAATACAGCTTTACTCGTAGCTCCCGTATCTTTTCAAGAAATCCTTGTGGATACAGATGGATCACCGATGTCTGGAGGCACCGTGACATGCTATCAAGACGATAGCCGCACAACGCTCAAAAACTGGTATTATCAAACAGGAACAGCGGGGGCCTATACATACGAGGCCCTTCCTAATCCCTTGACTCTATCAGCAGCAGGAACTGTTTGTGATGACAATGGCGCTGATGTGATCCCATTCTTTTATCCTTATGATGAAAACGATCAGACTCAAGCTCAGCCTTATTACATTGTGATTGCCAATAGCGAAGATACGAACCAAATCACAAGAGAAAACTTCCCTTATATTTCTCAAGAGCAGGCTTCTAACTTTAACGCTGCGGCTGAAAACTATATTATTAACAACGTGTTTTGGCGAAATGCTGGAACTGTGGATTTGTCTTCGGTGACACAAGTGACCTTGGCTCCGGACCAACACGATGGTTTTGAATATCCCGATCTGCAATTCTTTAAAGATGACACAGCGGCTACAGAAACCGTTTCCTTTCCTTCATTTGCTTTAACAACAGAGCCCATTCTAACTGATGATATTACTCCTGAGTACTACTTAGAACATACTTGCACAGGAGCATCATCAGGAGAGTCTTATAAGTATTATCAGTTCCCCATTTCCCTGCATGTGAATACTTTAGCTTCTGTGGAATTTACGTTTTCTATTCAAGCCAAATCTGCCGGATCGACTTCCACGCAAAACACTATTTATGCTTATATTTATCAATCAGTTGGAACGGGAGGTGTTTCCCCCGATCCGTTTTTGATTACGTCTATGACTTTAAATAGTGCGTGGACGAAGTATACGTTTTCGTCAATCTTCCCAGATACGGCCGGTCTAACGCTATCGGGAACAGGCGATGATGCTTTGTATTTGCAGATTTGGATGCCGCTTAATAGTATTTGTGACATTTCTTTTACGAAGCCTTCGCTTTATTTGACGGATTATGCGCCTAACAATAGTTTTAGGACTTACGATCAGATCGACGCCGTTGTGAATTCAGCCAGAACAGGGGATGTGCGGTTTTCTCTGAATAGCTTTGCGCCGTTTGGGTGGATTGCTGCAAATGACGGGACGATTGGGTCCGCTAGTTCTGGAGCGACAAGAGCGAATGTAGATACATGGCCTTTGTTTAATCTGATTTGGAGTTCCGTGGATGTGGCTTATGCGCCCATTTATGATTCTTCAGGGACGGCATCAACAAAAGGATCGTCAGCTTATGATGACTTTGTTGCAAACAAGCGCCTATCTTTGACAAGAGCTTTGGGTCGCGTTCTTGGGGGCGTAGGCAGTGGGGATGGTCTGACAACAAGGTCTCTTGGAGAATATACAGGGGTCGAATCTTTTGTCATGTCTGAGTCGCAAATGCCATCCCATACACATACCACTAGTATTAACTACACTACTGTTTCAGACTTTACTTCTAATTTATCGGCACTTATTCCGCTTACTGGTTCGGGCCCTGCAACTTTTACCACGAGCTCAACAGGGGGATCTGATTCGATTTCGATCATGCAACCTTCTGTGTTCTACAACGTTTTTTTCAAGCTATAACAAAGACAAAGGCCCCTTTTGGGGCCTACGGGTCTAAACTCAACAAATATCCGGACAGGGCAACAATCAGCGTACCATAAGATAAAAGGAACAAAATTTTATCTTCCATGCGAATATCCTCGTGGATATTGTCTTGTCATTTCAGAATAGTTCTCCTTTAAGAGAAATGCCAATACTGAAAATGTGCTAAGCTCAATACAACATCTTTCCGGAGGTATTCCATGTCTGTTCTTTTACAGCTCGGACGCGACGTCCAGGGCTATCCTACTAAAGCAACGCCCGTTTCTGAAAACATTTATGCCGGCATTTTAGAGCAGGGTGATGCCTTAAGTATTACTGTGCCATCTTCTTCTCAAGTCTGGCTTGCAGAAGTGGTTGTGCAGCCGGCAGCATCGGTTTGGTTTGCTAATAATGCCACCGCGGTTGCGCCATCAACAGCTGGCGATTTATCGAGCGCTTCAGCAGAGCTTATTTGCTGTTATCAATCTTTCCAAAGGATGGTTAAAGCGAATGATGTCTTGTCGTTTGTCACGACTGACACAACAGCTACACTCTCTGTTGTTCTTTATTCTTTATAAGGGGATTTGCTGATGGCAAAGATTTATCAAATCCCAACCCCTATTGGCCCATCTAGTGATATTTATCCTAGCATGCGCTATGCGGTGTTTGGCGATTCTTTAAGTGAAGTAACAACGGCCGGGTATCTTTCCAATGCCAGTAATTTAGATGCGTATCCTATTGATTCAGGGGATATTATTCAAGCATTTTACAATTACAATCTTTATACCCAGACCGGTGATTTTGGCATATTTAGTGTTTCCGTGGCTTCTAACGGTTCTATTACTTTAACACAAGTAGGGAGCGGTTCGGGCTCTGGAACCGTGGATAGCGGTTTAGAAGGGCAATTGAGCTATTATGCTGCTGATGGCACGACTGTTGAAGGATTGACCAGCGCGAACAATGCGGTTTTAGTGACTGATAGTTCTGGCATGCCTTCTTGGCAAGCTTTAGGCGCTGACCAGGTGGCTTTAGGGCGTTCTGGAGATGCACCTTTTGCCGCCACTTTAACGGCCGGATCGAACATCTCTATTGTGTCTGATGATAATGCTGGAACGGTAACTATTTCAGCTGTGGGTTCTGGCGGATCGGGAACCGTTAATAACGGCACAACCAATCAGATGGCTTACTATGCTTCTAATGGCGATGCCGTAAGCGGTTTAGCAACAGCCAACAATGCTGTTCTTGTAACCAATGGCAGTGGTGTTCCTTCTTTATCCACCACATTACCTGATATGGATATTGGCACTCCTACAGCTGGTGTTCTCACCAATTGTTCTGACTTGCCTTTATCTGGATTATCTGGGGCTTCCAATTCAGCTGTTTTGGTTTCTAACAGTTCTGGTGTTGTCAGTAGCGTAGGTGCCCTCACAAACGGTCAACTTATTGTGGGAAGTACGGGTGCGACTCCGGTAGCAGCAGCTTTAACGGCTGGAACGGGCATTAGTGTAACGAATGGTGCGGGTTCTATTACGATTGCAGCGACTTCTACAGCTAGCGGTCAAGTCAATAGTGGTCTTATAAATCAGTTATCTTATTACACAGCGACAGGGACAGCGGTCAGTGGATTAACAAGTGCGAATAGTGCAGCTTTAGTGACTTCGTCTACGGGTGTTCCTTCTTGGTCTGCTTTAACCGATGGTCAGATTATTATTGGTAACACTGGTGGGACTCCAACAGCGGCTACTTTAACGGCCGGATCGAACATTAGTATTACTAACGGTGGCGGATCGATTACGATTGCGGCATCTGGTGGTTCCGGATCGGGGACTGTTAATAGCGGACTACAAAATCAGATCACCTATTACGCAGCTGATGGCGATGCGGTGAGTGGCCTAACCAGTGCGAATAGTGCGGTGTTAGTGACGAATGGTAGCGGCGTACCTTCTTTAGCAACAACATTACCTGATAATTTGGATTTAGGAACGCCTTCTGCTGTTGTTTTAACGAATGCGACGGACATTCCAGCTGACCAGTTAACTTTTGGGTCTAATTCTTCTTTAGTTGTTTCAAATGCATCTGGTGTTGCTACTGTTTTGGGGCCTATGACCGATGGTCAAATTTTAATTGGTTCGACAGGGGCTACTCCGGCGTTAGCGACTTTGACAGCGGGCGCTAACGTTTCTATTAGCAATGCGGGCGGCTCGATTACCATTTCAGCATCAGGCGGTTCAAGCGGTGGATTGACTTGGAATAATGTCACAGGCACGAGCCAAGCTATTTCCGTCAACAACGGCTATATTATATCCAATGCCGGATCGACAACTTTGTCATTGCCAGCCACTTCAGCGATTGGTGATGTCATTGCGGTGCAGGGAAATGGCGGAACATTGTGGACCATCACTCAAGGATCGGGACAGATTATTAGGACAAACGCAGGAGATACAACAACAGGAACATCGGGTTCTATGAGCTCGACACAACCATTTGATGTTGTATATTTGATCTGTACAGTTGCGAATACGACCTGGGTTTATACAGGCGGTTTCGGAAACTATAATTTAGTTTAATAACAAGGAGTTAATTCATGGCAATTCGTAACCCGTTAAGTACAACAAACGGTCAAATCGATATCACCTCTGGTACAGGCGCGATTAACATTGCATCAGATGCCGTCGCCAAAGTTGTAACGATTGGTAATAATACCGGATCGACATCTTTAAACTTAACAGCAGGTACAGGTAATTTAGTTGCTGCTTCTACAGGTGCTATCACTTTAGATGCGTCCGGTGTAGTAGAGTTAAATTCCTCTGCTGCTGCTATTAGCATTGGTAATGACGCTGTTGCTCAAGCTATCAATATCGGTACAGGTGCTGCTGCAAGAACTATTACTATCGGTAACTTAACTGGTGCTACTGGACTTGTATTGAATGCAGGAACAGGGGCTGTTGCTGTTGTTTCAGGCGCTGCTATGGATTTAGATGCTGTTGGAGCTCTATCTCTTAATTCTTCTGCAGCTGCAATCAACATCGGTAATGATGCTGTAGCTCAAGCGATCAACATTGGTACAGGCGCTGCAGCTCGTAATATTACTATTGGTAATAACACAGGCGCTTCTTCACTTACTTTTGATGTGGGTTCAGGCGGACTTAACATTCCTTCCTTTACAACAGCTGGTGCTCTTGTTTCTACTTCTGCTGGTGTAATCACCGATGCTAATGCTTCCACAGCTGGTTATGTTCTTACTTCTAATGGATCGGGATCTGCTCCAAGCTTCCAAGCTCCAGCTTCTACCGGAATGTCTTGGGTTAACGTAACAGGAACAAGTGCATCCATGTCTGTTGGAACAGGTTATGTTGCTAACAATGCTAGCTTAGTAACATTAACACTACCTGCTACAGCAGCTGTAGGTGACATCATTGCGGTGCAAGGAAGTGGTGCGGGTGGATGGCAGATCGCTCAAAACAGCGGACAAACCATCCATTTTAACGCTGGCGATTCCACAACAGGCGCAAGCGGATACTTGGCATCAGGTGGACGATATGATGTTGTTTTCCTTATGTGTGTCACTGCTAACACTGATTGGGTTTATAACGGCGGATTCGGTAACTATAATTTAGTTTAATAATCCCTTTATAAATGTAATGACTGGAGGCAGTAAATGGCAATTATCAACCCATTGAGCACAAAAAATGCTCAAATCGATATTAAATCGGGCACTGGAGGCATCAATCTAGGGACCGATGCTGCTGCAAAGGATATTACGATAGGAAGCTCCACTGGGGCTTCCTCTTTGACTCTGAATACAGGAAGTGGGGGTTTGAAAATCCCTTCTTTTACAACAACAGGGGCATTAGTATCTAATGCAAGTGGCACAATTACTGATGCTAATGCATCAACAGCCGGTTATGTTTTAACTTCCAATGGATCGGGAACAGCGCCAAGTTTTCAGGCAGTAGTCAGCCCTAACAACTGGAGTGTGGTTACATCTAACACAAGCATGAGTTCGAATGCTGGTTATATTGCTAACTCGGCATCGCGATTGGTTTTAACACTACCAACAACAGCAGCTGTCGGAGAATTTATTGACGTTTGCGGGATTAGTACTGGAGGATGGCAAATTAGCCAAAATTCTGGTCAATATATTTATATTGGTAGTTCAGTAACAACAACTGGAACTTCAGGAAATTTACAATCTAATGCCGGAAGAGATTCTATGCGTTTGCTTTGTGTTGTTGCTAATACAGCATGGACATGCTTTGGCGGCCCATTGTCTGCTGGTATTACTGTTACTTGAGGTGATTTATGTCAAAATGCAATGCATTAGATGGGAGCCTGGCTAATACAACCGGGATTTCCAATCTATCTCAATTATCGGGAACCATAAATCGCAATAATTTAGGAGCTAGCCCGTCTTCTGGAACGTTTTATCGAGGAGACGGAACCTGGTCTACGCCTTCAACCGGTTCTTTTGGAACCTTAACAGCAAGCGCGGCTGTTTATTATTCTGGAACGGGAACTTCTCAAATTATTTCTTCTTATCCGTCGGCAACTTACAATATTCCCGTTGTGGATGCAAGCGGAAATTGTTCTTTTACAGATCACTCTACACTGGGTAATTTCATTATCGGCTCTAGCACTGGGGCTCCAGCGTCTGCTGCGGTACAGGGAAAGGGAGGGATAACGGTTACTGGATCATCAGGAGCTTTGGCCATTACAGTATCTTCCAGATTTACTCCTCACGTTGTAACAACAGCTTCAACGACAATGGATTGGTGCGGTACCTATATTGTGAAATATACTAGTGGGATAGCTAATTTATTATTACCAGCTATCGCTCCACAGGGAGCTAGAATTAAAATCATTGGCGCCAATGATTCTTATGGATGGAAAATTACACAAAATGCAGGACAAACTTTAAGGGTTTCTGCGAGTTCAATTTCAACGGCTGGAACATCCGGATCGGTGAGTTCCTCTGGCAATAGAGATTCTGTATATATTATTTGCGTTACAGCTAACACCGAATGGGTTTGTCTGACCACTCCAGCTTCGTCTGGCCTTGTCGTTGTTTAAAAGGATTTATTATGGCAACAGTTAATGCATTAAATAATGATTTAAGCCAGTCAACATCTTATCCGGCTGCAAATTTAAACGTTCAGTTTACATCGAGTTATGTTGGAACAACGACGGCTTCTAATCCGGCTTTTTTAACGCCTTCTACATCAGACAACACAGTTTATTTCACTCAAGGCACTATAGGCGGTATTACATTATCTCCTGTCGCTTATAACAATCGTTTAGCCTATTCTTCTAGCACTACTAACATTGCTGCGCAAAATACAGTTACATCTGGAATTATAGGTATTTATAACAATAACTTATATTTTAATTTGATAAATGGGGGCGCCAAAACGATTATTGGGGGGAATTCTCCGAGTGAAGGGACTCCTAGTTTTGCTTTGTCTAGTACGAGCGGTTATACAAGTTTTGCTTCTGCGACTTCTGCTTCTGGATATTCTATTTCTGCTGTTTATTCTGCTTTGACATCTACTGCTGCCGCTAACCCAACGGCTAACAACTGTAGTATTGTAGCATCCGGATCGACTTATGCCTCTCCGGGTATTGGTAATTTATTAACAACAGCTGTTGCAGGGGATACATTAACTTTTATTACTGCTAGTAATGCGGGATGTTGGAAGATTCAACAAAGAGCTAATGAGTATATCTGGGTAGGTAATACTCGAACCACAGTGGGGACCTCTGGATATATTATTGGCGGATCGGTTAGTTCTGGTCGTATACAAGTAGAATTAGTTTGCATTGAGGATGGATTGGGATGGGCCGTGTTGGGTAAACCAGCGACAACTATAGAGGTGTATTGATGTCGATTAATAATACAGTTGAAGGAACCGTTTCCGGATCGAGCGGTCTTGCTTTGCAAACAGGCGTATCCGGTTATATTCCAGTGTCTTGCTTTAACAGCGGGACTAATGCCTCGTCTTCTACGTATTTACGCTATACAAGCGGTGGAAGCCCTGAAATCACTTGGGATACTTATCCTAATATTACGGCGGGGACTCAAAATTCTTTAGCGAAATTTACAACAGGAAGTGTTTATCAACTCGATCCTGTTGTTCCATCTGCTAATAGAAGTTTATATATTTATTATTTAGGTGGTGTTGATGGTGCTGCAAGTTATAGTTCTCTTGTTTTGAATGATGGTGAATTTCCTTATTCTTATACAGCGGGATATACAAACATTACAGCGGGAAAGTTTTTGACTTCTAACATTTTGTATTCGCAAAACGGAAGCAATTCTATTGGTTTATACACAACTATGGAAACTTCTGAAGTGACTTCTGATGTTACTTTAGGGACAACGGCCGCGAGCTGGAATAAGATTTATATTGCTAATAGTACTTCGCTTATTACTTTTACCATGTCCGCTTCAATGTCGGCTCAGGGACAAAGATTAATCATAGTAGGGAAAGGCACGGGAGGCTGGCGACTTAGCCTCGGATCTTCCGGAGCGACTTTAGGGATTGGATCTACAACAGCTACTTCTTATGTACAAAGTACAAATTATACCGATTGCGCTTCTTTTATTGTTTATGCAACGAGCCGCGTTGTAAGCCTTGGGATGCCTCAATCTGTAGGCTTAACTATTGTTTAAGGATTTATCATGGCAACAAATAATGCATTGAATACAGGGTCTCTCACAAATGGGCAGCTTCTGATCGGATCGACTGGCGCTACACCTGTAGTATCCACCTTAACAGCAGGCAGTGGCATTTCTATCACCAATGGTGCCGGTAGTATTACAATTGCGGCTTCAAGCAGTTCCGGTAGTCTTGTGAATGTGCAGTATCTGACAACATCAGGAACTTACACACCCACTTCTGGGGCCACAAAGGCTTTAGTGATAGCTGTAGGTGGTGGTGGTGGGGCAGGTGGTATCCCTTCTTTTTCGGGAACCAATACTGCAGCTGTAAGTCAAGGGGGCGGGGCTGGCGCATTTTGCCAAAGATTTTATTCCACAGTTCCTTCTTCCGCTTCTTATACTATAGGTGCTGCTGGAACAGGAGGCGCTGCAGGGTCTAACAATGGTACTGCCGGTGGTAGTACCATTTTTAATGGCGATTTTACGGCTGGTGGCGGATCGGGTGGAAGCGCAGGAACTCAGCAAACTGTGGCAAGCTCTAGTTCTTACGTCCTGGCAGGCGCTTCGGGCGGGTCTCCCTCTGGAACTTATAATTTAGGGGCTCCAGGCGGTTCTTCAGGAGTAGCTTTTATTCTCGCTGGTTTAAATATAGTTCGAAGTGCAGGTGGCAATTCTTTTATTGGGCCCGGAGCAACTCCTGGTGTTGGTAACGGAGCAGGGACAAATGCGACTTCTTACGGTTCAGGAGGATCGGGGGCAGCTAAGGTAAACCCTTCTTCTGGTCAATCCGGTGGAAACGGCGCGCAAGGCATCATCATCGTCTACGAATACGCTTAATTCATTCCTATGCTATACCTATAATGAACCCATAAAAGGAGTTTGTTATGGAAAGTGTAGAGCCAGAAAATAAGGAACTTGCTGTAGTTCCTTCTATCGAACATCAAAAGCCCCTTGTCTTTAATAAACCGGACAAGGTGGCGCGCCAAACCTCTGATAACGATCGCTCTGAAATTGTTTCTCATGCTCAAGTAACCTTTAAGCCTAGAGAAGCCGAGGTCACATGCACTTGTAATTTCAATCTTTTTAGATGGAGGCACAATCGTGGCACAAGCACTTAGATATAATGCTAATGGCGAATTAAGCGAAACCTCGATGCATAAAATGGTCATTCAATGGGTGCGTTTAAATCCGCACCTATCGCCCTATGTGATTCATATTCCTAACGAAGGCAAGCGCTCTTTACAAACCGCCGCGACTTTAAAAGCTATGGGCATGCGCTCTGGCGTCTCGGATTTGTTTATTGCACTTCCTAAAGGAGGTTATCATGGGGCCTGGATTGAGCTCAAAACACAAAAGGGTCGGATGAGTGATGCTCAAGAGCAGTTTTTTGCGGACATGCAAAAAGCCGGATATTACACAGCTCTTTGCCGAGGTTTTGATGAAGCTATTGCAACAATTGCTCACTATAGCCATCTAGAATAAGGCGAAGCATTGATCTAGCTATATTCTCAGCGTATAATTAAGTCAATGATATTAAATATGGATAATAAATTGAGTCCGGATGATTTAAAAGAATATTTCGGTTCCTATGCAGAAATGGCGAGATGTTTTGATGTGAATAATGCCGTTCCATTCATTTGGAGAAAAAAGGGGATGCCTTTGGCCAGGCAGTTTGAAGTTCAGGTGATGACCGATGGTTTGTTTAAAGTGGATTTTTCGTCCAATCTTGAAATGCTAAAAAGATGGCAAAGAGTAAAAAACAGGCATGATTTAAAAAAGAAAATAGATTTGTGTGAATGAGATTATATGAACGAACTGAAGGAAATAGATTGCAATGGCTAAGTTATTCACAATGTCCCCAAATGGTTTTGACTTTCTTTGGAATTATTTTATGTACACGGGTGACCTGATTAAGGATAGAAGTGATTTGTCTAAAGACCATAATTTTCTAAGGCTTTTTAAAGAATTTGTAATGGCTTTGCGCCAGCACAATTTGCTAATAATGGAGTCGGAGACTAATAACACACGTGTTATTCAGATGCGTATTTCCAAGTCTTTAGAAAAGCTTTTTGAAAAAAGGCTGGAATTAGATTCTATGCATTTCATATTGCATCATGAAATGTCTAGGGGTTTAATTTGTTTAATAACGCACTGCAATCTCATGAGGAATCTACTTAATGAAGGAAAGGATTTATTGATACCCCCTCATTTTTTAAAAGATTTTCAAGAGTTTGAAACAGCATTGACTGAGCAAAATTTGCTTTTCACAGAACGGGAAATGGAAAAAGCGTTTCGGTTTTTGGAGGGAGACACTGGAAAAACGTTTGAGATGGGGATGCGATTTTTAAAGTCTTTAGAAAAGCTTTTTGAAAAGAAACAGGAATTAAATTTTAAGCGCATTATGGAAGATAACAACATTGTTGGATATAACGAAATTGAGTATCTCGAGGAAGAATTCCGGTTTTTGCTTATAAGCCGGATTAGTATTGCAAAGGAATGGGCTAAGATGTCGCGCAGCAAACTGGAAGAATATGGTCACCGAGAAGAGTACATGGTAAGACATAATGCGATTATTAAAACCGAAGAGATTGTTAATAAGTTTGAGGCCAATCCCAGTAATGAAACATACTGGGATTTTATGGAATCCTTAGAAACGACAGGAGAAATTTTAATTCATGCATAATGATAAGAATCATCTAGAATAAGATCGTCACCCTCAATCTCTTTATAGAGATTAAAGCCAAGTTTTTCTTTGTGCCACTCATAGTCGAACTCTTCTATGAGCTGGCCGCCTGTAATTAACCCAATTGTTTCGATTTTGCGGAGCATGTTCTAAGTCCTCCCGGAAATGTTAATTTAATAACATCTTTAATCTTGTCTAATTCCTGTCTCACAATCTTTCCAGCTGTGACATAAATATCTTTACGACGCTTGATCTCATGTTTATCAGCAGTGATATAGCGCTTCTCATAAAAGAACTGCTTAGCAAAGCTTTCTATATTTTCCTGACAAATCAATGAGATTTGATTGAACAAATCTTTAGTCGCAAAGTAATCATGCTCTTGCAGTTTATCTTTAAGCGCTAAAAGCAGTTTTTCTAATTTAGCCTGATTCATAATACGGACTTGCTCGCATTCGAGAGCTTTCTTTTCTAAATAAGACATCGTTACTCCTGGTCTAGTATAAGGCTGAGTATCATTTCTATACACATTAATAGTGATCCCACTAAACACCCCCAGTGCCAAAAGGTATAAGGTGCATAAAGGACAATGCCAAAACAAGCCATAATAATAGTGATTTTTAAAATAATTAAAATAAAATTAACATTTTTTCGAATGTTTTTTGTGTCTCTAATCAGCTTTTCAATAATCAGCTTTTCAATCTCGTTGCGATGCATAAAAATCCTCCTTTGTTACTCTTCTTATTTCATTCGCTTTTACAGAATAAAAGTAAAGTCCATCATCATTAGACGGCGTATTTTGAATATGCCCATCCACAAAGACCATGTCCCCTTCTTGAATATCCTTAACATGTTCCACCATTTTCCCCAAAGCATGCACAGTATGCTTAGACACTTGATAGCGCTCCTTGGTTCCACAATCGCGATAGAGACGCCTTGTGACGACAACGAATGTCAGAATATCCGCGCCTTTTTTCGAAGTGCTAGCATGCTTAGACTCAACGATACCCATAAGCATAGCGCGGCTAATCATGTGGCTTTCCCTTTTTTCACATTGGCTTTTTGGATCATCTCTATAGCCAACATAAAAGCTTCTCTGCTTTTTTCACTTTCTTCTTTAAGATCGCTCACTTGACGCATGAGAGTGCGCATCTGAGCTAGCAAATAATGCCACTCTGCTTCTAAAGCGGGATAAGCCACCCAAGTTCCCCACCACAAAAGAAGGGTGAGGAACTTAAAAAAAAAGGGCTCAAATAACAAAACTAATACGCCCATGATATAAATGAGATATTTTAAATAGTTATTCACTATGCTCTTCCTTATTGAGTTGTTCTAGACGTGTGAGTAATTGGGCGGCCTGGGTTTCTTTTAAAGCATCAATTCTATCAGCTTTATAATACTCTAGGGCTTTGGCGATGCGTTCGCTATGCTTGGCTGTCATATGTCGCAAGCGAGAGACCTGATCGTCATTAGCATAAGCTTCTGGCATTATAGTCATCTCTTCGGGCATTTCCTCTGGGATATAAGTGCCGCCTAAGTCGCTTGGGAAAGCAGCTCTGAGAGCATGGGCCTCGGCAACTTTCTTGATCATCGTCTCAGGCTTACTGACCCAAAGCGACTTGCCTGTATTATATTCTGCAAATTTCACAAAATGATACACAGCTTTTGAGGCAGATTTTCTCTTAGTAATACAATAAGCACCAATCAGCTTGCCTCTGTCTTTTAAGTTATAACGATGATGCACTTCGCCATTGTTAATCTCAAAAGCATCATTGTCATAAACGCAGTCGCATTGATGATAATCATAATCCGCATGTTTCAGCGCGATAACCCGATAGCCATCTCTACCAATAAACACTTGGGCCGGAGAAGAGCCATATTTCACAGCCCAGATTTCTTTGCGAAACGGATCTAAATCTGACGCTAGACCAAGGCCTTTAAAAAAGTCAAACTCAGCTTCTGTGAGACCGTTGCCAAACACTTTTCTAATATCGTCAATTCTGTCGATCCACACATTACTTTTCATCACCCACTCCTTTTAATTGAAATACTCTCTTACCATCTTTACGCGTTTTCCACGTCGCCAGCACCAAGCCTTGCTCATCACGCAGCGTATCATTTTCACCCATGGCTCTCATAAGCGCCGCTTTGCTCGCCTGCTCTCTCACTTCGAGTAAAGCGATTTGTCTTTTCAGAATCCTTAAGCACTCCACTTCCGCCAGAACATCTGCAGTAGCCACAACATCTTGCGAAACAGACTTGGGATAATGCAGTGTTAAATCAGCAGCACTAGAAAAACGAGGCGGTATTTGCATTTCGATATGCCACCAAAACTGCACAGCGGCCTCTATAATCTGCTCTCCTAGTTTCCGATCGTGCTCATAAACACGCTGCTCATAAGTGTTGCCACCAAACAGCACCGCGAAATAAGCCTTATCACAGCCCTTAAGAGCGCAATAAAAAGCCACTTGCAACAAGTAGTCCAAAGGAATAGCATCATCAGCCCATTTATAGCGCATAAAATCCGACGCACACTTAATCTCCAATACAGCATTCTCTTGCTCTATAAAGCCATCTAAATGCCCTATAAGAAACGGATATTGCGGATGCACAATAGCATCAGGCTGCGTGACAGCAAACCCTGTAGAGGCTTTAAAATGCTCTCTCACCAAAGGCTCTAATGTCTTGCCCCAGTATTGCCATTCTGTTTCTTCATCTTGCTGTGCTAAGCCTAGTTTCTCCAAGTAAAGCTGATAAGCCGTTTTATAAGAAGACACCCCTAAAATGGCGGCTATGTCTGAGCCGCCGATAAAACCCAGGCGATTCATTAGTCAGCCTGCAACATGTAAACAAGTTCTAAATCGAACCAAGGCTGCTTTTCATAAGACGATAAGCTATAGCCCGGTCCTGCGTCTTCACATAAAAGACGAAGCATAAATTCAAAACGTTCGTTATAAGGAGGTTTTTTAGTAAAGGTTTGTTCTGCTAAAGACAGGACCTGTTCTTTCGACAAGTCTAAAAGAATCCAAGACCCAATCTTCAAGATAGCGTCTCTATAAGAGGTTTCAAAGGTCGCTTCCCACATTCTAAGATAGTCACACAAAGTACTATCCGATTTGCCGAGCGAATAAAAAGTAGGAAGTAATAAACTTTCTACAACAGCTGTAATTTTTCTTTCCATGTTCATAAGATATCCTTTTGTTTACGTTGTCTTACTCTTTTAATTATACACTTAATGCTATATAATGCAACTATTGTTTAACATTATTTTTAAAAAAGGATGAAAAATGTTATTTGAAGAAGTCATACGTTATTTTAAAAGCTTCCAAACGCTTGCGCATATTATGAATAGAGACACACAGACCTTTTATTATTGGAAGCGTGCGAACATGGTGCCTTATAAGGCTCAGGTGTTCTTAGAGGTGTATACAAAAGGGGCGCTCAAAGCTGACAAGGCGCATGCTAAGAGCAGAACTGTTACAGAGCCCTATAAGACTCGCAAAGACAAGGGTGTTCCCAAGGGGCCGCGTAAACAACGCGATGTGCCTACTGAAATCATTGATACGAATCTACAGAGTATGGCTCAGGCTATAGGCAAGGTGATTAGCGCTTAAGCGGTAACTCAACAAATAAAAGGGTGGGGAGTCCGCTCAGCGCTCTTTTGAGCATAGTTAAAGCAAATAAAGAAAGCAAACAAGGAGGTACGTTATGCGGCAATCCACAGACACGTTAGTGGGAAGGTTTTATAAGAAAGGGATTGCTTATGAATACGGAGAAGAGCTAGCAACATGTGTACATCTTTTAAGGGATTACATTTGCAAGCATGCGCAAGCGGTAGAAAGAGATGGTTTAAAGTGGGCCCCTGCCCGCGACAGTGTGTCTTTTTTACAAAAAGGAGGGAAAAAAGCTTTGCAAGAAGGATTAATTCTTAAGCGCGAGCAAGGGGATAAAGTATTTTATGCTCTCTCGAGAAGAATGACAAGTTTTTACGACACAAGACGCGATGCGCTGTAGATATAAAAGATGTTGTGATATATAATAACATCTTGATAACAAAGGGTCATATTTAATTGAGAAACGCATATGTTGTATGAATTAGAAGAATATTTAGAATACATTAAAAAGAAGAGCAAGCATATAACAAAGAAAGAGTTGGATTTGTATGCGGAGCTTTATAGAAGGTCTCGCACAGGTTTATCAGCATGTGTGTTTACCTTCGATGATTTAGAGCATCACGACGATCCGCAAGGCATGCTTTATCAACTCAAAGCGAATAATTATATAGACTTTTGTTTCTTAGCGACGGGTGAGATTTACTGTCATGTGTTGAATTTAGATCACCTGATTTCTTTCACGAAAACTAAAGTAGAAGAGCGTTTCACTTTTAAAAATCATCTTATGCGAGAAGAATTTGGTCAGTTAAGAACAGGATAAAAAAAGAGCCCTAGTTTTTTAGACTAGAGCTCTTTAAAAAAACGCACAGTAAGTGTTAAAATCAATGATTCAGACCAACGAACATGATTAACTGTCTAACTTAAGAAGAACTAACTCAGGAGCCGTTTATGTTTAACCACACAATCAAGAGGATTATATGATTAATAGTACAA